TTGATCCTGCTGTCATATTAGAAACAGACAGAGTTAGTTTAAATGTTTCTGAGTCGCCAATACGTACTACATATGTAAAGCGCCTCCACTCCGAGTGTGTATAGATAGTTATAATCGAGCTAGAGGTACCTATAATAGCCTCATCCAGATCGTATTGAACAGCATTAACTGTAACTGTTCCGTCAAAATCTGAAGTTGACTTGTATAAGATACTGCCACGAATTACAGTTGATCCATCTACAGTCTTGTAACCTTTAACAGTCAAAGAACCATTACTTATAAATTTTACAGAGTCCCCTAAGTACCCAGTACCTGATTCAAATGACACTCCAGAGGAATTATCAAACTCTATAGGATTGTCAAACCCAGGAGACTGTATAACATTAACGTCAGAAGAGTTAGAGCGTAGTAAAGGACCTTGTACTTGAAACCCCCGTAAAGGATGAAACCATAACCAGTTTTTACCAACTAAAGCTTGGTTATCTTCCTTGACATTGTCACCTACTCTAAACTCCCCAGGCATAGCAGTACCCCACCCACTGTTTGAAAAGTAGGTGGAGGTTAGTAAGAACACAGGCTTATTACCTAGTTCTGCTTGTTGGACGCCATAAACTCCATAAGGGTTCATACCACATCCAGATAGGGCGTCTAATGAACCTTGATCCCATAGAAATTTATCAAACTCTCCACAGTGAATACCTTGGTTTAGTTGGTAGGGATATTTTGAGTCTCCCAGAGCTCCAGTAAACTTATCCTTACCTTTATTTATTACATTTATATCGTAGTGTTCTAATTGGTTTGAATTGCTTACTGGAAATGTCTGCATCTATACCACCTTAATGTGAGAAGTAAATCCGTAGTCTCCAAATATCTTAGCATACTGTATACCTACCCAGTAGTACTCCCCATCTAAAGCTACACGTTCTATATGTACTTTTAAGTTTCCCGAAGCATCCATTGTAGCTGGAACAACTCCTTTACTATTTTTATCTCGACATATTAAGTACGGAGTAATACGTCTGTAATCTTGTGTTTGGTACCCTGTGCCTATTGAGATATCTAAGGGCTGCCCAGGTAGCTCACCATGTTCAAATATAAAGAATTTATCAGCACTCGTGTCGTTTGTAGTTGCTACCTTAGCCCCTTTCATGTACACTACTGCTCTGTCAGTGCCACTAACTAGTCTCCATCCATATTGGTCGTTAATCTGTTTAAGTTGAAAATCCCATAAAGGAAGGTTTTCTACAATTTCAAGGTCTTCTGGGTAATGAGTCCTAATATAATTACCTTCTTTATAATACACGAAAATACTATCAGCGGTCGAAGTTGTCAAGTCTAAACCACTGTGCATCCCATTATCTAATTGGGTAGCAAATACTCTAACTGGGAAGAACCCATGATGTCTACTAGTAAAAGGCTCACCTACTTCATGAGAGTAATCAATATTAAATGCTGAGGGGTATAAACCTTTAGCATTAGATACTTTTAGTCTTTTAGTAATAGAGTCACTACCTTCAATAAATACTACTTCATCGTCTCCTATCGCAAATAAGCCCTTTACCTGACCAGTATTGTAGTCTGTAGGTAATCCGTTTAATGAGTTAACATAGATATATTCATCATCGGGCTCTAAAGCCTGAGTTATATAGATATCTTGAGGCCCTAACCAGCTAGTATCATTTATTTCGTTTTGAACTACATAAGCTGCAAACCACTCGTCATCTACAGAAAGGGTAAAGGGAGCTGAGGGAACAATTTCTAGTTTTATATCTTGATACCCTAGAGTTTCTGAGTCCATACATGCAAAGTCTCTCACCACAGGAAAGGGTAGAAAGTCTTGAACAAATGAGTATAGAACCCTTACTCGGTCACACCAGGAACGAGGTATCGCGACAACTCTCTTCTTATAAATGTAGAGAGGTCGCACTTGGTATTCATAGTCAATAGAGAACGAGCTAATGTAATCTGTAAAAGAGGTGCTGTTAGGGCCTACTTCCCCAATTTGTTCCCAATCTAATGCTTTATAGTGGGTAGGATCATTAGCCACTGAGTACGATTTCCTGTAAATTATGTACTTGTGAACTTCAATATTCTTGTTTGATGAAGATTCATAGTGATTTGCAGATATAGGATCTAAGAAAGCAGGAGGGCTCCATGTAAGAACTACTGTATAATTCTGGGGTGTGGCTGTTAAATTCTGAGGAGCTAATGAGTCTTTGTTAAAATGAAGATTCCCAAAATCTGTAATTAAGTAGTCCCCTAGATCAAATAGTTCACTAAAATACTCGTAAGCTTTTATACTAGTTGTGTTATTTTTATCTACCGTAACTTCTAGTATTATTACATCTTTATATAATTCTACCTCAGCTCCTAGCATAAAGATATCACCGGGTTTATATATAGGTAGGTTGTTATTTGTAGTAACTCTTACCTCAGTACGCCCGTTATCCACTGTATGAGATATTACTGAGTATTCGTCGTATTTGTCTGACTTCATAGATTTTAATAGTACTCTATAAACAATACCATCACGCACAGGGAATACAGTGTCAAGGACAATTCTTTTATTAAGAGCATCAACTTCAACTACCCTCCCAGAGAAGCTATGGTGTATTAAAGGGTCATCTCCGGGACTTTCTTGTAATCCCCAATCAACCATCTCGTAGTTAACCCCTATATTGTCACCTATCAGCAAGTTCATCCCAGTTGAGGTAGTTTTGAAGGAGTAAATACGTTTTCCTAAGTTAGCACTACGGATAGCTTTCTTTAGTTTTTGGTAGACTCTGTTTACATTAGTCATACCAAAGCTATCAACGGTTACAACCTTTCCTGTGTCATTTGGGCTCTCTTCTAATGATAGGTTTAAGTTAGCAGCAGTCTGCTCGTAATAATTATCCTCATCATAAAATTGGGTTGTCACACTTTTAGTGTACTCATTTATATCTTGGAAAGACTCTGTAAATGACCCTTTTATAATATTTGAAGAAGAAAAGATTTCAACAGGTACTAATACATCTCCTAGGTCTTTTTCATAGTTCATAGATAGCTTATTACCTAGTAAGACTGGTACAGCATCCACGCTTTTTAGAACTTTACCTATTGCGCTCCATAAGGTCAGCTTGTCATCTATAACACCATTGCATAAATGACGTTTTACAGGTGGGGTAATACCATTAATATGAATTAGATTGTTACAGTAATCTGCAAACTCTAGAAATTTAGGGATGTCTACTAATAATGCGAAAGATGTATCTTTTCCAATGAATAATGATGTACCCCCTAAACCTGCCCCATAAAAAGTGTCGTAAAGAAGGGATAGGCATATAAAAGCTGGGTTATTAGAGAATCCTTCAGGCCAAGTGCTAACTGCAAACTTATCGTATCCCTCTTCCCAAATTCTAAATTTACCTCTAGCGATTACTTGAATATTAGGTAGCGAGTTATTTAAAGCTTCTGTAGCATTTAAACTCATTCCTAATAGTGAAATCCCTGGGTATGTTATAGTCTCATCAAAATTAATTTCAGTAATTCTGTGTAGTTTAAGATTAATAGTAAGGGCCTCTTGTTTATTATCATTCCGTTCATCAGGATCTTGATAGTCTACTACGTACCCCTCTCTATTAGACTTGATACCATGACTATACTGAGCAATAGAAATTGTATAACTATAAGGATGTCCATATTCATCTCTAGCAGGAAGGTAGCCTTTTTCATCAACTGTAAGTAGTGGTTTACTCTCTAATCCTATAACTTTCTTAACTCCTTGGAAGTTCTCAATATCACTAAAATTCTCATTGAAGTTTACTACTTCTGCAATACTAATATCAAACGCTACTGACTCTAAATACTCCCCAGTAAAATACATTGGATTTTTATTAGTGGCATCGAAGTTAGTAGGAGGTCTGTTTGTCTCATTTAGTTTCTTTGGCATTAGTGAGAAAGAGGCAAAGTCTACTCCATTCTTTTTTTGGATAATATTATAACCAAATGATACCCAAACCTCACCGTAAGCTACGGGATTAGAACGTCTAGGACGTCTCCAGAAGAATCCACTAGCCGCTACTAAGTTTAGTCTTATATCTTCGAGCCCAAAAGTAGAGGTAGTAGAATAAGAAACTGGACTACCTGGTGTTGTGTGCTCTGCATCAAACTTAGCATCTACAAGTACTACAGAACTTGGAATAACCTCTGCTTTAACACATAGTCTGCCTACTTCAATAGGTACATAAGCTTTGCTCCTGGACTTTAATCTAAGAACAGAAGTGTCAGCGCCTATATCAAGAGTTTTATATAAGTAAAGAGTATCTTCATATGCATAGCCCAAAGAAGCTGCGTACTCTTCTCCTCCCACACCGTATAGAGTAGGGTCAAACATTTCTCTACCACGCATTAATAGTACATAAGATCCCGAAGGGAACACAGTTGAGCCTTTCTGTTCATCTTTTATTGGGACGTAACGGTCGGTGACCATCGATTCGTATAGACCACAGTACTTATCATAATAATAAGAGGTTGTGTTCTCACAGTCTATTGTAGTTTGCTCTATTGTTATTTCCTGATTTTTAACTAGTATATATACATCCGTAACACCTGGCTCTGGGATATCGTTAGGAAGTAGTTCTGGATTAGCACGTAGGGTTCCAGTACTGTCACATACTCCTAAGAAAGTCACACTACCATTAAACTCCCCTTGTTTTTCAAAGGAAAGCACTGCGTCTTTTGCAAAGTGGGTAGCGCGTTCTAGTATAGTAGCGGGATAATTCTCAATCCTAAACTCTTTAAATAACATTTCACTTAAAGATAACGGCTCATTATTTAAGTATTCAGTTCCACCATTCCAGTTATAACGATGGACTTTACTTTCAGAATCATATAGGACTCCAGGAGGTATATCCCCATTTTCTTCTTTTTTATCCTGGAAAGCGCGCATTGGGCCTTGTTTGATGTCTCCTAGCGTATAGAATAGAGCTAGGTCATCATCTTCAAAATTCTTTGCTTCAATGTTGTCTAAGTTAACTTGCTCTATTGATTCTAAAGGGTTTGAGCTCAGTCCGTATAACAAATTAATATTATCATATAAGGTGCGAGTTCCCTGAGATATAGTCTGTGTTTCTGATATTGTAGCAATTAAGTTACCATAAACAGGAAACTGGCCAAGAACAATCGGAACTGCTATCATTGCTTCAGACTTTGTCGCCCCTCGTCCCCATAAGTATGTATTGTAAGTAGGACGTTCATCAGACAGATCGAGTTCTTCAGGGGCGAATACTAAGTTTAGTACTAAACTTAGTACAATAGATATGATCATAGATACAATATAAGGAACTGCTGCTGCCCCAACTTCTGGACTTACTATAAAGGAGTCAGAGTCGCTTGGGATGTGCGAGCCATCTACCTGATTACCTTCGTGTGTAAAGAAAAACATATTCTCATTAAAATATGAAGCTAACTCCATATTAATATTATATTCTAATGCGAAAGTTTCTAGTCCAAAATCCATTGCAAAAGGATCTGTAACATTATGAAAAACTAAAGCCATATCTATACACCTTGTATTTTGTAAGTAATGATGAGAACTTGCTTATCTTTACTGTGTCGACCGCATGTATATACCTATCATCGTCTAGAACTACTCCTACATGAGCCGTTCCTATTAAAATTATATCCATGAACTGTTTAGTCTCTACTGGATACCAAAAATCCCTGCGCCAAAATAGTCCTTGGGCAGGGTTTTTCGTGTCTATAATTATTCCGAAAAAGGCGTATAGGTAGATTACTACATACCAACATTGAGCGTAGGCTTCAATACCTATAATATCTCTTAAGGCTAAATTGAATTGATTGCTAGTAGTAATTTAAATCTCCTTTAGCTACTGTTGGGAACCCTCCATAAGGAATCCCCTTCGGTATATTGTAAGGTATTAAATCCTGTGCCTCACTTAATGTAGCACTTCTCCAATACATCTTACAGAATTGATAAGTTTTTTGGCAGTCTAAGTACTTAGGGTCTGATAAGAATGATGTACTTAACTTAGCGTCGGCGGTAAGTACTTCGTCAGCTATTCCTTTCATCCAACAGTGCTCTCCCTTAAAAGTAAAATTACAAAAGTCACGCACGTATTGTTTAGCTGGAATCTTATTTAGCATATAGTTCGGAGCACCTAGATTAAAAGAAATCGTAGAACCTGAGATTGTTGTGTTCTTAATTTTAAAAGGGAATTTATAAGGATAATCAGTTAGGTTAAATAAGTCAGTGGTCATACTTGGGTCGTTACTAAACTGTTTGAGGATCTTAGTATTTAGTATATAGAGCACCACATTAGCTCCTACGAATCCATTATGACGTTCAATAGTTTGTACAAGTTCATAAGTATTAAACGTTACTAAGTTTGTGGAGGGAAATTGCCCAGTAGAAGTTGTAGGAATACGGTCAATGTGAAATGGAAAGACTAAAAAGTCTTTACCATCCCAGTTGATCATTTCAGTATTTGAAACTAAATACTGAGGTATATCATTTATGATATCAGCATCCTTAAATTCTATACACCATACCCAAGGATATAACGATCTAACTTTATGTATCTCTTCTATTAAAACTTGTTCCCTTGTTGATAAGGAGGCACCATCGGGTAATTTAGGCATTAGACTTCACCTAACTTAATATTAAAGCTCCAGTATTTACTTTTCTCGGTATACATCTGGAGACTAAAGTTAATTGCTGTTTGTAAAGCAACTATAGCGTAAGGTTCATTTTGCAAATCAGTTATAGGATCCCCCGTATCTTCAGGAAAATCATAGTAGTACTTAAAGGACTCTACGTATCTTACGTACTTTTCTAACGTTTCTATTTTTGTAGTGTCTATTTCTGTAGCGTAGTCGAATTTTAAGTCATAAGACTTTCTATCTTTAGTAAACCTTGGGCGGATGAATTGGTAACCATCCTGTAGATCAGATTTAATAGGGGTGTCAATAATTTTATGTGAGTATGGAAACGATGGACATGAATCCATACTCACGTAAATAGTATCTGCGGTTATCTCATCATAATAAGAAAATATATAAAACATTTAAGTCCTCATAATTTGGCTTGCTTGGTTAATCGTGCCATTTCTAAAGATATTATCCGCAACAATAGACACAATCATCTCTTCCTCTCGAAATTCGGTAGAGATATTAGCATTAGAAAAGTTGTTGATAGTGACAGGCGTAGACTCTCTTAAGCCAATTATACCACTATTGTAGTACCCAGAACCGGGGGCTGTCTGTTGTAAGATTTCATCACTAACACCCCCCATACTACTAGGGTCGCCTCCAGTTGTTCCTAAGTCGATGCCACTCATTACCCAACTTGAAACTCCTTTAACTGCTGCAGAGACTAACATTTTAACCCAGGGGTTTGACTGGCTATAACCAGTAGCCCCATAACCCCCTCCTGCCCCTGTTGAGCTATCACCCCCTGTGAACATGTCAAATATACCATTAGCAACATTACCCATTAGTTGGTTAGTAAAGCTCTTCGCCATACTTTTCAGAATGTTCTCAGCCATATTCTTAAAGGCATCTGAGACAGACTCAGTACCTTCAATAACATTATCAAACATACCAGTAATAGGCTCAGTAAAGTTAGTTTTTAGCTCATCATAAAAATTCTCTAAGTCTTTATTAACCTGCTTCAATTCCTCACCAAAGTGTTCTTTATCAAACATAAGTTGTGCAATTTGAGCTTTCTTTAAAGGTGTACTTAAATCTTTCTTAAAATTAATAACAGCAATTTGGGCATCTATAAGCTTACCATGCATAGTTACTAGCTGTCTATTAAGGTCATCAACAAATGATTGAGGTCCTCCAGAGTCAATTTGCTGATCACGCCTGCTAGTTAGAGTATCTTCTAGTGTTCTGTATAGGGATACTACATCTTCAAGTTGTTTTCTGCGTTTGGTGGTTATCTCCTCGTCAGCTTTAATCTTATCTTTTTGGGCCTTTAAAGCGTCTTTGTTATCTGCAGTCCTACGTCTGTAATCTAGAACTTTTGGGTCTTCCCCATTGAGGATCGCTTGAGCATCTTCAACTTCCTGTTTTAATTTAATTGCTATGTCTAACTTAGATTTAGTTTCCTTATATACCTCACTCTCTTTATCTAGTAGGGCTAAACTAGATTGTAAGAAGCCAATCTGAGCTGTATAAGTTTTAATCTCTTTAGTATTAGCTTTCTTAGTCATTGAGTCTACAAAGGCTTTATTTATTAAACGCGTGTAATCTTCAATAACTTTCTTTAGTTCAGGGGGTACCTCGTTACCATCACCAATAGCTTTTGCTACTATATTTGTTAAACCTTCTCTGATAGAATCTTTCGCAATAGCGTAGGATTCAGAAGAGGATTTACCTAAGAACTTGAAACTAGATGCGTATACTGTGACAGCTGCAGAGCTTAAAGTACTAGCTCTTTTTGCTAATTCGCTTTTGAATATTTGTATAGATTCATCACTTAAACTAAATTGATCTAATTTTGAGGATAATAAGTTCTTCTGAAAGCCCACTTGACCGAGCATGACATCTAAGCTATGAGATTGTGGAGAATTTTCAGGAGCTTGCCTACGCATATCAGCTAACTGTTTATAAAATTTAGTGATACCAGCTACTTGTTTTGTAGCTTTAGCAAGTTCTTCATAAGAGGTAGGCACCATAATAGACTTCCATCCATCAGACACAAAGGTTCTAGCGTCACTTAGGGCTTCTAGTATTACAGAGTCATCCATGAAAGACCCTAGTGCTTCTGAGAAAATATCTACAGTCTCTTTCTTACTAGCATTTAAGAACTCTTTCATTCTAGCTCTACCTACTGTGTCGCTAGTATCAAAGTCAAGCATATTGTATATAGCGGGAGCTAATCTCAGAACATCTGAGTCCTCCTTTGCTAGATCATCTAAAAAGTCTGCTAGGGCTTTTTTTGCTGTCAATGCGTAGTTCTTCGCATCTTCCACACTGACAATTTTCTTAATACGTATTAACGCAGCTTGCTTTTGACGTTCTAATTCAGTAACAGCTTCCGTACTAAAAGGAGCTAGAGCACCCATAGCCTTATCATACATCGATGAAGTATCTTTACTTAACTTGTCCTGTTGTCTACCAATTAGAAGGTCTTGAACATCCTTACCAATGTTTAGGTTAGATAGTCTACCTAATGTAGTAATGAGCGCTTGGGAATCTGAAGTCATTCTAGCGAAAGCAGCTTCTGACTCTACCATCGCAGTTTTGAACTTCTCTGCAGATATGTAGGTTTCATAGAACCAGTCAAAAGCCATCTTACCTGCAAAAACAACACCAATACCTGCAATTACAGGGCCTATTACAGCTAGTAACCCGCCAAAACCTTTTGTTATATCACCAACAGAATACTTTAAACTTTCATGTAAGCGTTTAATAGTACTACCAGTTTCCTTACCCATTCCTTTCCAAACTTCAGCAAAATCTTGAACGCCTCTTTTTAGTAATGGAATATCTTTTCGTAGTCCTAATAGAGGTGAGAAGGCTTTAGCCATTCCAACAGCTTTAAATCCGACCCATGTTAACACAAGAGTTTTTGATATACTTAAAACTAAATCTAAATGTTTGGATATATCAAGGACTAGATTACCTGTAGCTCGGAGCCTTAAAGCTAATTCAGATCCAAAGGCTTCACCAGTTGTAATCTTCAATTCTGTAAATTTATCTAGTAAGTTTTTCCATGATTTAGTAAGTGTAAGTAGTTGTTCATTAGCAATTGCAGCTGAGTTACCTTGGATACTTATTACTTCTTCTAGAGCAGTAATGGCCTCTACACTAACATTTCTTAAAGCAAGAACAGCATTAGCGGAACGTGCCCCAAATATGTCAATGATGTCGGTAGTGTCAATCTTAGCTAGTGTGCTTAAGATGTTCTTAATACCCCTTTCAGTAATATTTAACTCTTTCTTACTAATACCTAATCTATCTAAAACTTTCTGAGCTTTTCTAGTAGGTGCCGCAATTTTTAATAAGGCCATTCGTAGCCCAGTTGCAGCAGTACTAGCTTTAAGTCCAGCATTAGCAAGAACACCAAGTAGTGTAACCGTCTCTTTAAAACTCACACCTGTTTGAGCCGCAGCAGATGCCACGTAACTAAATGAAGTGGATAAATCTTGTAATGATAGTTTTGAGTTAATTACAGCATTAGTTAGAATATCAGATACCGCTACAAATTTTAGAGCCGACATATTGTAAGCTCTAATAACTGTTGTCATTACATCAACACCAGTTTGCATATTAGAGCCAGTAGCAGTAGCAAGTAAAGCAATAGGTTTTAATGCCTGTTCTAGCTCTGCGCCTTTAAAACCAGCCTGAGCTAGCGTAGTAGCAGCTTGAGCAATTTCTGTAGCCGAGAACTTAGTAGTTACGCCGATCTCTCTAATTGTAGAACCTAGACTTGTCAGTTGTGTATCAGTTAATTGTCCAACTGACCTAACCTGAGTAAGAGCATCACTAAAGTCTGCATAACTTTTGATTACGTCTTTAGGGATACCGATAGTAGCTAGTGTAAGAGCTTTTACTGGATACCAAGACATCTGCATTTTAGCATAACCAGCAGACGCGCCGATCATACCACTTTGTGATGCTTTTTTATATTTTTTATAAGATTTTACTACCTTGTCTACAGCTTTATCTTCCTCGTACATAGCACTTACTAAATATTTAACATCTTTAGTAAGCCCTTTCACCTCTTTAGAAGTATTAGAAAAAGATTTAGATAAGTTAGCCACACTAAAACCTTTTGTAGCTGTCTTTAGTCCATTGAACGATCTAATAAGTCCATCTATTAGTTTACGAGGGTCAGTTGCCATTATTTATCCTTTTTAGTCCGCTTATAATCGCTTTCAGCACTATTAATAACATTTTTATAAACAAAATATATATTCAACTCGTTTAGTAGTTCTGATGGTCTAAACGAAGAAAATTCCGCGAGAAGAGTGCTTTTTATAAGTCGGTAAACGTCACCACATAGTGGGACGTCTAAGGTACTTATAGGACACTTGTCTACCATTTTCTCTGGACTTAGTATAATAGCAGTCTTGCCATATTGTCCTTTACAATTTCTAGGGATCTTTAATCCCTTTTTTTCACAATATCCACAATCCCATGTAGCTTGGGCACTTGAGTCTAAATCATGATACCAACACAAGGTGTAGGTAAAATCATATAGCCTCTCTAAACTAAAGGGTCAGATTCAGATAGACCTTTAATTTCCGTATAAAGTTCATTAAGGATTTCTCCGTCATTAAACTTCTTGAATAGTTCTTTGCTAAATATGACAGGGTTGTTAGAAGCATCCATCATATTTTTCCATCCTATTACACAGTCGTCAAAATACAAATCCATTAGGTCTGCTAGAGGTATGTTCTTAGGGTTTAACTCACCATCGTCGTCTAGACTGGAAACTAATTTTTCTTGTAGGTGTAATACAGTTCTGCGAGTAGGGGGAATAATAACAAAAGTAAGCGGGTTATCTGCTTCTTTTTCTGAGGTAGGTACGAATTCTTTTTCTGTGTCGGTTAAAATAAACATGTAGACTTCTCCTTTGTCTTTCGTTTTTTATTTTAAGAAATGGGGCTAGGCGTTAGGTACCTAGCCCCAAGTTAATAGGTCTTATAAGAACGCTAAGTACAATTCATCATCACCTTCTACAGGTTGCGCTGAAAATGAGTTAGCATATTTGAAAATACCAGAGTCTTCCTCAATTCCTACTTCTGAAAACTGTAGGTTAGGAATAGACAATGCGATAATGTTACCAATCTTACCGTCAAACTGTTTAAGTCCTGTAGCATCGAGAGATTTAGAATAGTTGAAGATAGAACGCAATTTGTAAGAAGTCTCAGCACGGAAAGCATCCTGGAAATCTTTGTTAGTATAGAAAGTGTTTAATGAGCCACTTACGTTACGAGAGGTTCTAAGTACTTCTCCAATTCCTAGAGTTCCAATACACTGTTTCTTAAATACATCATTAGTAATCGAGAACTGCACATTTGAGATACAATCTTGGAAGTACTGAGTGTCATCATTAGTGTCAAGATACGACATGAAGATATCAGCTAATTGTACGACTAAAGGAGTTGTATTTTCACTATCATACGTGGTGTTAATAAGACTATACGCAGGATTAGCATCAGCGTACTTCTGAGTGGTATAACCTACCTCAGCACCTTCAAAGTTAAAGCTAGGTAAACAAACCTGACCAGTACTAAAATCAATTGAGAACTCTGTACTAGTGTTCTTAGTCCAATGTTCCTTAGTAATATCACCACGGAAATAATCAAAGTTAGCGGGTGTAAGATTCGCAACCTGAGTTTTATCTAAATTACGAAGTGAGAACAAGAATCCACAGTCTACTGTGTCACCTGCGGTAAGTGCACCATTGTTCTGAGTAATAAAGGTAATATCATCCCCTGATACTTCAGTAATAAAACCAATAGTACGAATAGTTGTACCAGAGTAGATTCTAACAGGGTACTCAACTGCAAAGTCTGTAGCAGAATCAACAGTAATAGTACATGAATAAATTTCGGGTGAGGTTCCTAAAGGTGTATAAGTCCCTTCTCCACCAGTATCAATAACAGTAGAGAGTTCATCATCGATAATACTTGTCCAGTCAGTACCGGCAGCTACAGGGGCAATCATAGCACCAAAAGCTCCTTTATAAAGTAGAGCGGACTCAGGTGGCTTAGTTGCTATTCCAGAACCATGAAGTTCTAAAGTGATAGTTGAACTGGTACTCTCTAGTCCTCTTAGGGGTGCGTACGAACTGAAAGCCTGGCGCACAACATTACGTTCAATCGTATCATATTGATCAGAAAAAGTAGGAGGTCCAGATACCTCAATAGATCGGGCCTTTGTGTATACTGGGTCACCGTCTAAATCAGACGGTAAGATAACAAGGGTACTGGCTTTTACTAGAGCAGTTGTCATATTTCATTCTCCTTAATGACTCGCTAGGCTTTAATTGCCTTTAAATTTAATAAGTTTTCCAATGGTATACGTTCTAACCACTGTTTACATTTTCTACATTTAACGTTACATAATCTATCTTTATAGTCAATTTGGATAACTGATACCGATTTAATTACCATTGTATCTGATATCAAATTACCACATTCACATTTTATCATCTCATCCAAACCTTAAAGTTAATTGAAGCGAGTGCGTAAGGATGGAAATACCCCTTGTCAGTCATTATATCAGTAGGAATCAGGTTTATGACAGTTCCATTTAGTGTATACTCATCTTTTATTAAGTCAAAAACCAAGTCGATAAGTTCATTCATATGCTGGTCTGTACTTCTATGTTTAGTTCCAAGTGTAATCTCTAAGGAAATAACACGCATATAGCATGTATTTGTTATGTCACCATCTTGAATACTCTCGGAACCTAATGTAATCCACGCTATAGGAAATGACTTTTCTTTTTCTATATCGGTCGGTTCTTTATATATCTTATTAAATATATCCATACCGTCTAAAATATCATAGACAGCATTAACTATATCTACACGATTTGCCATTTGGTTACCCTCTGTGGAAAAAACATAAAAAATTTCTTCTGTAATAGTGAGTTTGCATTTTTAAAGTTGTCATGTATTAACCTTCCTACATCACTTCTCGATCCACCTTTTGACCAAGACATATGCCCGTAGCCACCAGGCAGTCCATGAGACACAAACCTAGCTCCATATACATAGAGAGCTCCCATTGATTTTGTTTTCCCATATTTTTTAGCTTTCTGGGATATTGGGCCTTCTATAAATAAGTACTTACCAATATAAGGGGTTTGAGTTATATTTTCAAGTTTGTCCCCCCATTGTAAGTACTGAGTTCTTTGTGCCTCTTGGAGTTTACTATATTCGTCTAAAAGTGATCTATAGAGCGTGCCAGTTTTCTTTCTAGCAGACCCTGCAAATTGCTTGAAAAAATTAAGTATCTCGTCGTAAGTAACCTCAGAATCAATAGCCCCTTGAGTGATACCTAAGTAGAGTTCCTCATAGTATTTGTATAATTTAGCTTTTGCATCCTTATTCTGTTCAGTATAGTATTTCCATCTATTTATCTGTTTATCAAGAATAGGATTAGGGTTTACAAACTCATCAAGAACATTAGGAATATCAGGTCTAACTGCTAATTTTGCAAACCATTTATATAAGGACTCAACACTTATTTTCTTTTCCCAAGCTTTCTTACTAGGGTTATTTGCAATGTACTTTTGATACACCATATTCATCATTTGAACTTGTTTACCAAAAAGGTCTGTATGAGAGACATCGTAGTATCCATTACCTCCACATACTCCACAAGTAACTAGTATAGGACTACCCCCTTTAGAAATAACAGCGGCTTTAATCCTTAAACCTACACTCTTTAAATCCTTAAGGCGATCTTCATCATTAGAAATACGCATCATCCCTTCATTTGTATTTTCTAATTTTAGAGCCTTAGCTCTTTTATTGGTTAGATCTCTAGCTTTCTTTAAGTTATTTAACCAGAATTCGTACATTGGAGTAGCAGCAGAATATGCATTTCCATCTTTCTTAGTTTTTCCGAGTAAAGTTATAGGTAACCCAAGAGATTCTAGTACTTTAGCACTAGCCTCTGTTACCTTAAATTCTGTAAAAACTGAGAGGTCTGTAATTAACTCTGAGACAGTAGCATAGGGAGCATCCTCATCTAGAGTAAGGACGATACCTGTCCCACTACAGTAAGGGCAGATGTAAGCTTTATCTTTTAAATGTAAAATTCTCCGCAGTCTAGCTTGGAAAATCTGACCAAAAAGATAAGTACCTATATCTTTACTACCAAGTTGCTCGTTGTATTTAGGTCCAAGTAAGATTTCTTTTACTTTAACCGTTTTCATAGATACTTTACTTTTATCACCCATTATTAAATTCCAATTCTGTAAATAGCAATACTATCCTGTATGTACTTTGGTAACACCACTTGATCTGGAGTTAATATAGCTTCACCATTTCCAGAGATAAAGATTTTAGTATTATCGTAATTCCATACGAAGTTAACTATTTGCATTAAGATTTGTTCTATCTCATCTGGTATAACAGAGTATCCAGAGTTATAAGTAACTTGAACGATCTTAGCAGATAGTAGGGATCCGAGGTAGATAGCACCATCTAAAACCACATAGTTTGAGGATAATGTAGAGGGGGCCTCAGTGAGGGTACTAGCATAATTAATACTAGTAATAGCGTTGATAGGGGTAGAATAAGTGTATATTACATCGCTAGAAAAGTCAATGTAAGTATCAACCTGGTCTAAAGGAGCTAGGCTAACTCTAGTACGTTGAGTAAAGGTTTTCTTAGCTAGTTCGTATAAAGAGAGGATAGTAGTGTCATAACTAGTATCGTCTTCTGATATATTTAAGAATAATCTAAATTGTTCGATTGTCATGTAGAATCTCCTGTGTAATATATTTAATACAGCACATTAGCTGTTTGAAGGCTAATGTGCTGGGGTTAAATATACTAGACTAGCTTAACTAGTAGGGTTCTTACCGACAACAACGATGTTATTAGTAATTTCACTAGCAGTAAGCGGGAATAGTGGAGCGAATCCAGCACGAACACTAGCAACCATTTGTTGAGTCTGGCTGGTAATGGTTTTGTCAAATTCAACCATAAAGCTCTTCATTTTGACAGCGAAGAAATTACGATTAAACATAGTAGCAGCGTACTCAGCCGCACCAGCAGTACTAGAACCAACAGCATTATCATTCACAAGGATCGAAATACCACGGACTTTAGCAAGCTCACCAGTATGAATAGTAGCAGTAGGACCAAATTTGTCTACTGTAGTAACCATGTCATCATCAACAAGCTGTAAGTATTTAGCAGAGTTCAGAACTAAAATAGTATCCTGAGGTTTAACACCATATTTACCAAGTACAGCTCTCATACCATCAATATCACCAACTACAAGATCTTTCTCATCAGCAACATCGTAGGTCAGGGAAGCACCAAGGGCCCAAGAAGCAAGTCCACGGTAAGTATTAGTCGGAGCACTAGCGTAATCAAGGATCTGAGCATCAACTTCACTCGCAATAGCTTCTACAATACTCTGTTTAACGAAAGGCAACCATTTGATGATATCTTCTTCGTCAACAATATAGTTCCAATCTAGACGAGACATACACGAGTTATAGTCAATACTAACTTTCTTAGGTACGAAAGCCTGATCACTAGCACTTGAGCCCCAGCTAGTAGTAAGCTCAGGTCCAAAAGGTAGAACATCAGTAGTTACTTCACTAGGAATCTCTCTAAAAAGCGGGTAAATACTAGCTTCATTTTTAATGTCACGCAGTAGATCAGCATGTACACGAGTAGTAAACTGACTATCAAGCGTAACAGCTTTCATGCGTTCCGGAAGTGCTTCAAACGCTTTAGTTTCCTCCATTTTGTCGATACCGAAAAGCTGTTGTGAAATTAGAACACCTTTGTAGGCTTCAACAACTTCAGTCATATCTTTATCAGCAACAGGAACAGTCGTAACTTTCGGAGCAGCTTTAGCAACTTCTTCGATCTTTTCTTCTAGTTCTTTTTTAGCTTCGATAATACTTTCTTCAGAAGCTTTGATCTTAGTGTTAGAAACTTCAATAGCTTCTGTAAGGGTTTTAATTGTGTCAACTAGTTCAGCTTTCTCAGCAGCATCTTTAGCTTCTTTTTCTTTAGCTTCACGATCAGCTTTTTCAGCATCCATACGAGCTTTCTCGGCCTTAATAGCTTCCAATTCTTTCTTCATTTCTACAAGTTTTTCGTCCATTTCAGTACTCTCCTTAGTGGGTTGTGTTGGATTATTATCATTATCCTTTGTTAAACTATCTTTATTAAAACTTTTTACCATTGCAAAAATTGCATCAGGGTTTGCAGGGATAGGCACTACTGAGCATTCTAACATATTAATATCTTTATAAACTAGCTCACCCGTCTTCAAAAAATCGTAATCTTTTATTTGAAAACCAATACTAAACGAACTCAAACAAGATTCTTCTATTAATGTACGGACTTTAGTTGCAGTTTTAGAAATCAAAACTTTTAACCACAAGCCTTCAGTTCTTTTTTCAATTTTAACTGCTCTACCGATAACTTCTGATCTGTCATGGCCGTACAGAATTATGGGATTTTTTTCAAATTCCTTAGTATCAATAGCGTCAACTGGGACAATTTCTACATCACGATCCAATGTAGGACAACTTCCGTATCCTTCAATGTAGAATTCTTCCTCTTCTTCATACCCTTTAAATTTTTGAGTACTATCTAACCTAAGTAGCTTCGATTTAGCCACATCTTACCTCCTTGCATATAACGTTAAAAATTCATAAAATTGACTTGGGTAATTAATCCAAGTCTATCCACTATAAATTATTCCTCATTAGATTGTTGTCCTGGTGATGGTTCAAATAAGTTCCCAGTGATATTAGCAGGAGGTAATAACCTATCTGCAATTTCATCATCACTCTTTTTATAATGTAACAATGTTCTACCCTCGTTAATAGTAAGTAGACCAGTAGTAACCAATGTCTTAATAGAGTTAACCTTATTCAAATAGTCATCCTCTAAGAAAGGTAGAGTTTCAGTATTAGGTACAATCTTTAGCTTACCTGTATTATTGTAAAATTCATGTAAGTGCGAAGTAAGATTAGCACAAACATTTAGAACAAGAGGGTAAACAGTAGTAAAAACAAACATCTTATAATTCATTGTGATATTTGCATTGTTACCAGAAGCTAGTAAGACAGCAGGAACACCCAAACCAGTACAAATGCGTTCCGATAAGTCTGTTACACCTGAGTTAAACTCTAAGTCTTTAAGCGAATGTTGTAATGCTTCTACCTTCAAGTTATTGTCAGCTATAAAAGGTTTTCCAGCATTACCTTTCATAATAGAATACATGTTAAGATATTCTTCGGCAATACGCTCCTTTTGTTTCAAGGATAAAGGGTTCTCCGAAGATAATATCACTCCAGGTATTCCATTATTCTTGAAAAACTTAGATTGAAATGAAAGCATAGCAGCAATCAAGTCAAGTTCTTTTTCAATTCGTAGCAGATAGGGTTTCCCAAGTTGTGAGTCCTTATCTGGCAGTAACCTAGTATGAATTAGTCTTTGTGTTTCTAGTTTTTTATCCCCATATGTAGGAGAATTATCTGGTGTATATCCCACTTCGTTTAGCAACTGCATCTCTGTCCCAATGTTATATAAGAAAGCATTACCAGAAAACAGTAAGTCTCTATATACATTACGCCAAAAATCATAATCACCAAAGTCAGAAGTAGGATTGTCTAAAAGCTTGCTAAATTGTTTATGTTTCCCAGGTACATTAAAATCCCCAATGTCTTCCATAATCCTAAATTGTATTGTCGCAGCTGTATCAACAATTAAGTCCACACACCTCGATAATACAGATATAGATTCATAAGTAGAAGTAAAAGACTCAAATATCTGGGTTTCATGATACTTAATAACTGTCTTATCTTGTACGAAATAGGTCTTAAGTCTATCAAGTAGTCCCATAAATAGCTCCAAAATTTGCCCCAGAATCTCGTAAAAAAATCAGAGATACTAGGATACCAGAATTAGATTCCAGTGTATAAGTGTTAGGATAAAATAGACTAAAACGGATAAGAGGAGAGAAAATGAGTTAGGATTTTGCGAGTTTATCAGTCATTAGTGTTTGTGCAAAATCTTCCTCTTCAGCATTTAAGAAAGGGAAATACTCAGGCCAAAACGTATAAGCAGTAAAAAGCGCATAACGTAAAGCATCTAAAATATGATCGTTCTTCTTCACTATGCGCCCGTTTTTATGAGAGTACATCGACCATTCTTTCTTAAAAGTATCTGAAATAGTGGTAGAGTAGAATAAATGACCATCAAGGCGCCTAATAAAGTTAATACCCTGGTCTACGTCTTTGTTAGCTTTAGTCATCGCTATATCGTATTCGTAAGACATGTCAATCGCGAATTGTTTAGCTGCTGAGTCATATACGTTTAATTCAGAGTCTAGAGTAAGTTTTTGTAAGAGAAGTCCTGTGTCATTAGTAGAGCACTCATGTTCCTCTGCGTAAGTAACAAAGACTCCATGGGTTTTGTTGATATGGACTTTAACTATACCTGTAATAGAACCAGGGTCAACCCCAGTAAGAATAAGATCAGGATCAGGTATTTCATTATCTTCGATAGGTTGTGGCATAAAGGAGTAAATAGAACCCTCAAAAGATACAAAAGAAGCTAGAAACTCTTGTTCCCACATCTTAAGCATACCTTGTTCTTTATAGAGGCGCTCCATATTTTGAATTTCTTTTTTAGGTATATGGTCACAGTCATGAATAGTGTATCTGATGCGGTTCCAATCAGCCTCTTTGTCAGCTGCTTCCCAAAGGTCATATAAGTGATTTAGACCTCTTGGAGTTGAAATTATTAGTACGTGACCTTGTGTAGTAACTGTAGCTGGTATAACTTCTTGGAATAACCAGTTAGAGTTTTCCATGTAATCACTTAACCCTA